CGTTAAACGTACGACCACCGATGAGACTGAAATGACACTAGTTGAGATTATTTCAATATCCTAGTGTTATAAAGTCAATATTCGTTGGTTGAACATTTCGTCAATCGATGGCGCTGACAGCCGGAAAGACGGCAATAATAAAAACCAAGATTTAGTTTTTAAGTTTTGATTTGATTGCAAAAGCTATCTTGAATAGACAATCAAAATATTAAGTATTGCAAAAGCTTCTTAAAGAAGACAATATTTAATTAGTTAGTAACCAAACCTCATCGTGCCCTTAAGGGTTAACCGGTTACGTAAAAGCGTAGAGGTATTAAGGTCACTGCGGAGACCTAAAATCCGCAATTTTATGTTTTGTAATGTTTTAGTTATAGATTTAGATTTAACTATAAGAGTTTATAAATACTTGTTTCAAGATTTATAGACAAGATCTGATCCTATGGATTTTAGATAACCTTCATGTTAGTGGATAGCGTGTGTACCTATCTAAACGCATAAGGCTCTTATTTCATATTTAAAGTAGGACTATGTATTACGGCGCATCTAACGGTAACGTTAGTCAAGACCGGAGAATCTCGGAATGAATTTTAGTAATTCCCAAATTTATAATGCAAAAGTCACTATATGGAAAATTCGGACAGGAAATACGGCAAAACAAACGGACTGGTAGCAATGCCAGAGTAGACGTGTGCCCTTCATCGGGTTTGAAAGATGGCAAAGTAACGCCTAGTACTTTCATGCGCACGCACCATAAAGATTTATTTGAACAACGGACCAATTATAGTTTTAAGAAAGAATTACCATCTCTTTCCAAAAATGCTAATTCATTGTTTAAATGGGATGTTAAACAAACATACAAAAAGAACCTTGATTTAGGATTCGTACATCTTAAAGGGGATGATTTAAATCATTTCTTTAGGGATGTAGGATGTAGTCGAGGAAAAGATAGATTTGGTTTTGATTTAGCGAAGGACTCTTTTGCTGTGCGTAAGTATGGTCCAGAAGCAAGATTACTTCTGGATCCATATTATACAAGCAAAGAAAGATTTCAGAACCAAATAGTTTGGAAAAGTAGATCACCTATTCAGGGACATAGGAATTTGAATGATACAAACCATTTTAATAGATGTGATTTGTTTTTAACATCAAAAATAATGTGCTCTTATCCATCTAGAAGACAAGAAAGGAAATATAGAAACTTTTATGTCAATGCATGCCATATAATGGAGAAAATCCCTAAAAATTGGTATGAAAATTTAAGTATGGAGTGGCTAGAGAAAAAGAAGTTTATTAACATTAGGAGACTGCAAGAATTAAAGAAAAGTCTTTTGATGTCAGGAGA